AGTTTGTCTTTGCGAGTGTCAGGCATGGAATTACCCCAAGAATAGGCTTCATTCCGAGGCTATAGCGTTTGTGATAAGGTTGCAAGATGGACACGATCTCTGACGAATATCGCGCCGAACAAGTCAAACTGCACATGAACCCGCACTACGGCGTGGCCTCCATTGCCTTTGCGCCCATCGTTGCGGAGTTGGTACGCAATAACCGTTGGCAGTCCATCCACGACTACGGCGCGGGCAAACAGAACCTCCGTCGTGCGCTAGAAGCCGAGAAACTAGAGATTGCCTATTCTGCCTACGACCCCGCGTTCCCCGAGTACGGCGAACCACAGTCAGCCGACCTTGTGTGCTGCATTGACGTTCTGGAACACATAGAACCCGACCGCCTTGATGCCGTGCTGAACGATTTAATGCGTATCGTTAAGCGTTATGGGTTTTTCTCTATCCACACCGGGCCAGCCGAGAAAGTGTTATCGGATGGCAGTAACGCCCACCTTATCCAAGCCCCGCCTTCGTGGTGGTTGCCGCACCTCTGCAAGCGGTTTGAGATTCTACACTTGCAGTCGCATCGGCTCATGGGGCCGGGATTCTGGGTACTCGTTAGCCCTCTTGAGGCCCACACGCATCCAGCCAGCGACCGATAAGTTCTATCACGGCGACCTGTGCGTCACGGGCGACGTAGAACTCTCCTCGCGGTTCAAATATCTCGGCGAACTTCTCTTGGCTAGGGCGTAGTTTTCCGTCCTTGACCTTGATCTCTACCCAACACACCCACAGCCGCCCATCGGGCAGCGGGCGAGTAACAAGCCTATCAGGGACGTAACCCGCCCCGGCAAAGTCGTGGACGGTAAACCCTGCCGCCGTTAAGGCTTCACCGATCTCTCCGTCGTTCGCGTCTCTGCGGCGTTTGTACCTCATCGGTTAGAGTTCGGCGGGGTGATGGTCATTTTCCAGCCCCTCGGTGTCTCCACAAACCCCACCGCTTTGAGTTGCTCGGGGCTACGACAGTTCCCGTCCACCCTGCGGTGTTTGCGTAACGTCTCGGGTGTCACGAACGTCTGCTTGCACTCCCGACATACCCTGATCTTTTTCGGTAATGGCGTGGTGTTTCTCAATAGCACGGGCAAAGTCATAAACTGATTTGTAGCACACTAGACCGGGCCATAGGGCCGCGATCTCGTCATCCGTTAGCGGCTTTCGCTTTAAGTCTCTTGACACCGCTTTCTCCGAAAAAGCACCACACCATCGTGCGTAACCCCGGATCACCCAATACATCGTTCGGGTCAGCCGAGCGTAAATGCAGCGCGATCGTGTCCTTAAGCCACACCATGTAATCCTGCGTATTCGGGCCGGGTTCTACCGTGTACCTTGCCCATAACGCGTCACAGAGTTTAAGACGGTTTAGCGGGGTCGGTGGTTCTCGCTCCCATCCCTTTGCCGCATACGCCTTGGCGTTCTCAAACCATGCTTGGTCAGCGGCGACTTGTTTTTCAGTTTTAACGGGTTTTTCGCCAAAGGCCGTTTTGGTTTTTTTCAGGTCAAACAACCCTTGCCATTGGTTGCTGATGGATTGGTCTACCACCGCAGCCTGATCGTCACCGTACCGCTGAAGTTTTAACTTCATGGCCTGTTCCGAGGCTTCCTTGATCGGTTTCTTGATGGCTTGCCGGTATGCCTTCCATCTTTCCCAAGCGTCTACATCTAGGTCTTTCATCTCTTACCCCCTATGACTGATGGTGATTCCGCACGGTTTCGGGAGGGAATTACGCCTAACCCAAAGTCGTGCGGATTTATGACTGACGGAGCCATCCGCTGCTGGCAACTTTTGACGGGTTTCCCCGTTGTGGTTCGCGCTTCCCAGCAACACGCTGCGCGTCTAGAGGCCCACCGCCCCGGTCTAGATTTAAGGCAATCCTGCGCGTGGTTTCCCCGTCCAGAACGCCCGAGAAGTTGGGCGTGGATGTACTTGACAAGTCCGAGGTAATCCCCGATAGTCCTATCCACGCTTAACTAGCATCCCAAGCGTAAGGCTGCCAACCAGCCGCGTCAAGCCCCCGTTGCCCCCGCATGGGGGCTTGTCGTTTGTGGGGCCGTAAAACCGCATTAGCGGCCTTTTGGGGGCTTTGACAACCCCGGCAAATGACTACGGTCAGCCACAAATTTACCGCCCGTAACAGCCTCTATATCGTGCTGCCGAGCGCGTGGAATACCCCGCTTTTTCCAATGGGAAACGTGCTGCGGGAATACCCCCAAAGCCTTGCATAAAGCGGTTGTTGAGCCGAAATGGGCTATGACCTGGTTGATGTCCATAACGTGGACTATAGCCCTATTGGCTATCCTGTTACAACCTTGTTTAAAAAAGTTGTTGACACGGGTATTGGAACTGGTCAGGATACACACATGGTCAATAACGACCGGCTACCACAGATAGGAGCAACGACATGAAAACGATCAAAGTCACTACCCCGGTTGGCGAATTCACCCGCAGCACAAAAAGCGATTACACCCACGTTGTTGTGCGTAAGTCCGATAGAGCAAAGTCGGTGTACGACAAATTTTCATCATCTAGTGAGAAAAGCCGCTCGGGCGTTGACGCTCGTTGGATCAAAGATCGCGGATTTGTTGTGACGTATCACACCTCGCTGCGATCAGCCGCCAACGCTGCACAACAAAAATACCCTTACGATCCCGCCGCAGAAGTTATTGGCATCTACGAGGTGGCGGCGTAAGCCGCCCCTCACAACAGGAGCAACAGATATGTCTCACACCTGTACCACCGAACTCTACTTGCTCGGCACGCTCTGGGAAGTAGAGATTGAATTCTCATACGACCCTGCCGACCCTGACGTTGGCCTCTCCGAAACAATTTACATAGAAAACGTCTGGCTCCTCGGCTACGCGCCCGAGTTTGATGGCAAGTACATCGGCTGCCCTATCAAAGCCGACATCCAATGTATGTCCAAGACAGATTACGAAATCTGCGAACAAGCGGTGCATGAGTACATCCGTACCGCTGCCCGAGAAGCCTTTGACGATTCACATTCATACGAGGACTGACCGATGCGAAACAGAGATCGCTTCATCATTTTGCTTATCGCGTTGACCGTTGTGTACTTCATGGCTGCATACGTTGACCGCTGCGATGGCGGCTGCACGACAGCCGAGGAGGCCCGCAATGGAGGACGATGACAATTGGTGGCATCAGCAAGACTTGGAGATGCAGGAGCGTGACGAGGAAGAACGCACCGAACGCTGTAATGCTGCACTCGCTGAACTGACCAGCATTATTAATCAAGAACTAAACAAGATTTTACGGAGCCGACAATGAGCGAATTACTGAAGATCAACGTCAATGACCACACCGAGCGTAAGGGCAATCTCACTTACTTGAGTTGGGCGTGGGCGTGGGCAGAAATGCTCAAACTTGACCCTAACGTGCGCTACACGGTTCACGAATACGACGGTATGCCGTTGTGTTATCTGAAGGACAGCACGGCAATGGTCAAGGTGTCCGTGGAGTTCCGCGAGACAATCAAAACTTGCATCCTGCCGGTGATGGACAACCGCAATCGTCCGATTGTGAACCCCGACTCGTTTGCAACAAACACCGCAATACAACGAGCCGTCACAAAGTGCTGCTCGTTATTTGGATTGGGTTTGTACTTGTACGCGGGAAGTGACTTGCCCGAGGGCGAGACTCCACAAGTTGACCCCGATCTGGTCGCGCTGATCGCGGGCGCTGCATCGCTGGACGAATTGACCAAGTTGTTTAAACGTCTAACCAAAGAGCAGCGCATGACGCACATAGATGCGTTTACCGCCCGCAAGAAGGAACTGACTACGCCCCCGGAGGTTGCATGACCCGCGACGACATCATCCGACTGGCACGAGAAGCCGGATATTTGCCAGATATGTTTGGCGTGGCAATATGGGATAGCAAAGAATTTAACCGTTTTGCCGCCCTCGTTGCAGAAACAGAGCGAGAACGATGCGCGTGGGTGGCGCAAAACGGGTACGCATCAAACGCTCGTGATATTGCCGCCGCCATCCGTGCGAGGGGAGAAAGCAAATGACCGACCTACGCAAAGCCGCTGAAGAAGCACTAGAGATTTTAGAGAAGTGGGACATGCTGCGTTTTCATGAATTTCAGGGCAATTCAGAGGCGATGGATGCGTTAGATGAAGTAGCGCAACTTACCCCACGAGTGCTTATCAATCTTTATAAAGTTACTCGTGAACACGATGAGTTTTTGTTAGAAATACACGAAGATTTTGGAGTGAAATGACATGACCCGCGACGACATCACAATGCCGAATAACGGAATGATTATCAAACAACCGGAGTACGACTGCCCGGTTCACGGAACTATTGTTGGCACCATTACATTTAACCGCGTCATTGATGGCACCGTGAGACGGTTTTGCATTGAGTGCTGTTTTGACAAATTGGTTGAGATTGGCGTGTGCGAAGTAACGGAAAAAAAGTTATGACTTGCAATGTTATTTGTGCGAGGAACGCATGAAAAAGGCAATAGTCACCGACCGATTACAGGGCGGCACGATGGAGCAGCGTACCGACGAATGGTTCGCCGCACGCCTCGGCAAAGTGACCGCCAGCCGCGTTGCCGACGTGATAGCCAAGACCGCAAAAGGCTATGGCGCATCCCGCGAAAACTACATGGCGCAGTTAATTTGCGAACGCCTTACCGGCAAGCCCACCGAGATGTTTAGCAACGCCGCAATGGAATGGGGTACGCAGACCGAACCGCAAGCACGGGCCGCGTATAGCGCCAAGACAGGCGAGTTGGTGGAAGAAGTAGGGTTTATCCCGCACCACGACATACCCGGCTCTGGGGCGTCTCCTGATGGGTTTGTGGGCGAAGGGCTGATAGAGATCAAATGCCCAAACACCGCGACCCACTTGGAATATGTCCTTGCGGGTAAGCCGCCCGAGAAGTACGTCACCCAAATGCAATGGCAGATGGCGGTAACGGGTGCGCCGTGGTGCGACTTTGTGTCCTACGACCCACGCCTACCCGAGCATCTGCAACTGCTAATCGTGCGTGTGGCGCGTGACGCTACACGCATTGCGGAGTTAGAGGCCGAGGTGCGTAAGTTCCTCGGTGAATTGGAAAGTAAGGTTGAGCAACTACAAAAGGTGAAACTGTGAATAATCAATACGACAACAGCGGTGTCCTCTTTAAGAACGACAAGGGCGACAACCCAAAGCGTCCTGACTACCGAGGCAGCATCGCGGTCGCGGGCGTGGATTACAACATCTCGGGCTGGATACGCGAGAGCAAGAAGTCGGGCGACAAGTTCTTATCGTTGAAGGTAGAACCCAAGACCGCCGTGAAGGGTGGCCCGCGTAAGG